TGTTTGGCGGTCGCTATTTTAACGGGACAAGCTTTGATTTGCTCTATTGGTTTATTGACGGGTTGGAATAGGACGAAGCTCAAAATCTCGTTTGTTGCTCTATCCTCAATTCTATAAATCGGGATGGGGTCATCTAGTTTAACAGCGCGGCGCTTATATGGGGTGAGGCATAAAAGACGGGCGATAGTTGAGAGCTCAAGGTTAAAGGCTTTATCTTTGGCGCTTTGCATAAGCGGGGGTTTATTGTATATTTCGGGCTTATTCAATTGGTTTGAGGGCTTGGCGTGACGGAGCAAGAGGAACACTACCGCGAAGAATTGTTGACTTTGCTTTCCGGCATATCGGAAAAACTGGACACTATTTCCGCGCTTTTGTTATCTTTGCCGCATAATGTTGCATATAAGCAAGGCTATCAGTCCCACCCGATAAACCCCGACAATGTAAGCTTGAAGGAATACCGTTGATGCGTTTAGAGCTATATCAAGCCTTGATGGAACGAGCTTTAGCCGTAAATGATGTTAAGACGGCGCAAGCGGCATTTCGCACTATTTTCCGCATTATCAACGCAAGAAATGCAATGCGGGGTTTATGATGGAATACCGCGAGATATTAGAAAAGCGCGCAAGAGCTAAGATAGCCCTACAAAAGCATTTGAGCTATCAAGAGCCTGAAACTATAGATAAGGAATTTCTTACAAGGAAATATTTGAGGTTACTGGACGAAGCATTTTCCGCAAATGACTTGAGGGTGGCAAAGGATACTCTGGTCGCATTGCAAACCCTTCATTTTCCGCAAACCTCATCTAAGCAAACTAAAAAGGGTCAATAACAATGCCCCCTCTTGCTAACCCTAGACAAGAGCTATTTTGCCAAAACATAGTCAAGGGCATGAATAAGACAAAGGCTTATAAAATGGCAGGATATGAGGATGACCGCCATCATGCATCAAGGCTGGCAACTTATGGCCACGTTAAAGAAAGATGCGTAGAGCTATTCAATGAGTCTATTCCAGAGATGAAATGGACTAGGGAAGAGGTAAATCACCAATATACTGACTTGTTAATTAAGCTAAAAAGGGCGAATAAACTAGAGGCGGCGAAGCAATGCGTTGATAGTATTGCAAGGGTCAACGGGCTGATAATTAACCGATATGAGAGCGGAAAAGCGGGTGAATTTGACGGGTTATCCGACCATGAATTGCTTGAATTGATAGCAACGCCGCTTGGAGAGGGCGACATTGACGGGGTTTGATGGGAGTCTCCCCTCAAATTGAGGGGACATTATATTGCACTAGCTTTGCATTGCTTTTGCACTACCATTGCACTATGTTTGCACTATGGCGACGATAGCACAAATGGCGGCAATGGCCGAAGCAAAAGCGCGGGCTCTTGAGCAAGCCAAAAATGGCAAGCAAGAGGCGCCGCGAGTGTCCAGTTTAATTGGCGGGGATGTTTCCGCGCCGCCCATTGCCAAGCCTAAGAGCGGTCGCGGCATGAGGAAAGAGGAACGGGTTAATAGCATTGAGTCCCGCAAGCCTTGGCTAGCTTTGGGTATAACGCGCCGCGCATGGTATTATCGCCAAGCAAAAGACCGCGCCCCTGGGCTATAGCCCCTAGGATTGCCATAGAAGGCTATGGGGGGCCTTCCCCACCCCGCGCTATCTTTGCCGCGCATCAGTCAATCCCCCACCCCCCATTCATCCTGCCAAGCCCTTGTCATGTTTGAATGAATGTAATGGATAATGACAAATGAAATTCGAGCGAGCCAATGGGCTTTTCATTTGCAAACTGCATTTTCAAGCTCATTCTCTATTAGAAAAAAGCACCCATGGGACAACCTTTTTTTACAAACACCCCCAGGGCAAGCCCTAGGGCGAGTTTCCCCTAGTCCGAAAACAAAATTTTCCCATGAATGTAGACACTTGAAATTGTCAAATTGAAACTGTAATATAAAAAACCGGACATGCTTTGGAGTCCCATACAAAATTTTGTATAACTTTTTAATGATTGTAAACTGAATGTCTTACAGAGAGCAGCTGGAAGAGAAGGCTAGGGCTAGGAAGGAAGTTGGAAAGCGCCTTTACAGGGAGCGCTGTGAGAAGGATTTTGCTCATTTCGTTAATAAGGCATGGCCTGTATTAGAACCTGCTCAGCCCCTGATGTGGGGTGATGCGATGGAGATGGTTTGTAACCATTTGGAGGCTGTGCGGAATAGGACAATTACCCGTTTGATTGTTAATATTCCTCCGGGGTTTTCTAAATCGACATTGTTTGCTGTTATGTTTCCGGCATGGATTTATACAACTGAGCCGACCTGTAAGATATTATCGGTAGCCCATAATCTTGACCTTGCTTTGAGAGATAGCGTTCGTTGTAGAAGGCTTATCCAGAGTGAATGGTATCAGAACCTATGGCCGCATGTTCGCTTAGCCGGTGACCAGAACGCCAAAGCCAAGTTTGAGATTGAAGGACATGGTGGGTTTAGACAGGCGCTGGCCTCTGGCGCTATTACGGGTGTTCGCGCTGACCATGTGATTATCGACGACCCCTTGTCGGCAACTGACGCTATGTCTGAAGCTGTCCGTAACAGTATGAAAGACTGGATACTGGAAGCCGTCCCAACTCGATTGAATAATCCCGGCGGTGAAAATCCATCGACAATTAGTCTCATCATGCAGAGGCTCCATGAAGAAGATTCTACCGGCGTATTGCTGGATAGAAATCTAGGGTATGTCCATCTCTGCTTGCCAATGATGTATGACCCAGCAAGACATTGCCGGACAATTATCGGTGAGGACTGGCGGAAAGAAGAAGGAGAATTACTCTTTCCAGAAAGATTTCCGCAAGAAGTCGTCGATAGAGACTCCAGCGCCATGGGGCCTTGGGCGACCGCCTCTCAGTTCCAACAATCGCCTAGCCCTAGAGGGGGAGGTCTGATTTTAAGAGATTGGTGGGGGTTATGGGACGATACCCTTGCTCAGGAACAAGGCGTCAGAGACGCAAATAAATATCCCCCAATGGATTTAATTATATGTTCCGTCGATACCGCCTATACGACCAAACAGGAAAATGACGCCTCAGCCATTTCTATCTGGGGCGTATGGCAAAGAGGCGGGGGTCAGGCCAAGCGTATTATCTCCTCATATAGCATGATGGAAGATGGTCATAACGTCGTAGATATGAACGGCAGACCTATCGAAATCGTTGATGAGCGCGATACCATACCATGCGCCATGCTCATGTATTCCAAGGAATTGCGCGTTAATATGCATGGGGAAGACCCTAAACCCATGGAAGGCGAAAGCCCTCAAGAGTTCCGTCGAAGAGCAGAAAGCCAATGGGGCCTCGTCCAGCACATCGCAGACATCTGTAAAAAATATAACGTAGACGTCCTGCTTATAGAAGCTAAGGCTAACGGTATCTCCGTCGCTCAGGAAATCAAACGTATCTATAAACACTCAAGCTGGAACGTTAAACTTATCAACCCAGGCAATCAGGATAAAGTAGCGCGTGTCTATTCCGTGCAACCCCTGTTCTCCAACGGACAAGTCTATGCCCCAGATAAAGACTGGGCTGATAAAATGATTACCCAGGTATCCGTCTTTCCTCGCGGCAAGCATGACGACTTGGTTGACTCTATGTCCCAGGCCCTGCGCTTCCTCAGAGACCAGGGATTGCTGCAAAGACCAGAAGATGTCGCCGCCAATATCAAACATGACATCCGGCAGCTTAATAAAAAGAACGGCCCAATTTACGATGTGTAGACAACCACTTGCCAAAATGCCTATTTCTCGGTTAATATAAGCTAGAATAATTGTAATTTGGGCTGCGGCAATGCTGACCATTCAGGACTTGCACAGTCGGTCCTATGAGATACGTGATAGGCTGGACGAAATATTCACTGAGATTGAGGTCGATGGATATTTTGTTTTGACCTACGAGCGCGCCACGGAAATTGTTAATCTATTGATGGAAGCCAAACATCTGAGTAATAGAATTGGCTATCACTCAATTCTAACCTCAGGCCCCTGCTCCGGGCCACATTAGGACAGGCCCATGCTAAAGCGTTTTGTTTATGCTTTATCAGCATTTAAAACTGCCTGGCAAAATTACGGAAAGCAGCAAACAGCCATTATCGCTGAGCCATATGAAATGGCTATTTCCGGTAATTACGCAGAAAAGTTTCACTGAAAAATATACGCTATAATGCGTTAAGGATTACCCAATGGACGATTTTCGCTTCCTTCAGCAACCGGCTCAAGCAGAGCCAGAGAAGCCGAAAGGCGAAACAATAGACCTTGGAGACGATACAGCTCTTAAATTAAAAGAAGATGCTATCGTTGTTGATTTACCCGACGGCAAAGTCACGATTAATTTTGGTGGCCTTGCTGACTTGCCACAGCCAGAAGAAGCCAAGGCTGACCACGACGCCAATCTGGCGATGTATCTTGATGCAGGAACGCTTGGTGGCATCTCTGATGAGCTTATCCGTCTTATAACGGACGATATGACACGCCAGGAACAGCGTCTGCAGGACGTTGTAAAAGGCATAGAACTGCTTGGCGTGAAGCTTGAAGAGCCTCGTTCAGAGCCAAATGAGGAAGGCATTAGCGTCATTCGCCATCCCTTGCTGCTTGAAGCAGTATTGCGGTTTCAGGCAAATGCGCGGGGTGAGCTTCTATCGGCGGATGGCCCTGTCAAGGTTCATAATGAGGGTGACGGCACAACTGAGCAGGATTTGGACGCTCAGCAGCTTGAGGATGACTTCAACCACTATCTTACAAGCGGCGCCCCTGAGTATTACCCAGACTTTGACCGAATGCTATTTTCACTGGGGCATGGTGGAGAGGCGTATAAAAAGGTCTATTGGCATCCATTAAAGCGCAGACCTGTCTCTGAAACCATAGACCGCAAGGATATTATTCTGTCCGATGGCGCTGTGTCGTTAGAGGCATGTGCAAGAATTACGCATCGCTGCCGTATGCGCCCTTCAGTCGTCAAGCAAATGCAATTGGCGGGTGCATGGAGAGATGTTTCTATTTCCTCTGGCATTATCATGCCGGATTTGAATGTTGTTGACCGCAAGCTGGATGAAATTGCAGGCATCCAGGCCAAGATGAATCTGACGAATGAAGATACAGATAGAGAAATATTTGAATGCTATTGTGAGCTAGATTTAAAGGGCTTTGAACACGAAGAAGACGGAGAGCAGACTGGTCTTCCATTGCCATATCGTGTGACGATAGACAGGGACAGCCGCCAGGTTCTCGAAATCCGCCGATGGTGGGAAGAAGGAGACCCGTCTTATGTCCGCAAAGAAGTCTTCGTTGAATATGTTTTTGTTCCGGCTTTTCCAGGTGTCAACCTTGGTCTTTTACACATTCTTGGAAACGCTAGTCGCGCTCTCACAGCTGCTTGGCGAATTGCTCTTGATAACGGGATGCTGGCTAACTTTCCTGGCGGCGTTATGGCTCGAAGCACAGGCAAGCAACAAACGACGAATATTAGAGTTGGTCCCGGCCAGATTGCACCCATGGATGTGGACGGAGTTCCTCTAAACCAGGCATTTATGCCGCTGCCCTATCGTGATGTGACGGCAGGTTTTCTTGGCATCATGCAGAATGTTGAGAACGCAGCAAAGCAACTGGGTGGCACGGCGGAAACGGCTGTTGGCGAGGGGCGTAAGGACGCTCCTGTCGTCACTACGATTGCGCTAATTGAACAGTCTCAAAAGGTCTTGAATGCTGTTCATAAAAGACTGCATCAATCGCAGCAAAAAGAGTTTGCGCTACTCAAAGAATTGTTCCGTCGTGACCCACAGGCAATTT